AACATCCTTGACGTTGCCCAAAAGGTCAGGCTCAGTAACCGGATCCGCTGCAAGACGCGCCTGCAAAGTTGGGGCCTTAGACCTAAGCAGCCTCTCAGCCTTATCAATCCACGTGTCAACCTTCGCCGTGTCCGATGGAGCCCCATCGCCTATCCACGCCTCAACAACCTCAGCCGCAGAAGTCCAAGCCATACGAACCCCTCTAACTAGTCGTCTTAGGCGGACGCCCACGTTTACGCGGGGCCGGCGCAGCAACAAGTGCCACGTCTTCCGGTTCCTCCTCCTTGAAACCAGCACGAAGAAGCTGGCTGACACACTCATCATCTGAGGCGTCAACCAGCTTCCCCGTAAAGGGATTCACAAGAAGCATTACGGGGCAGTTGCCGTAGCGCTCAGGAGCTTCACGAAGTGAGCAGAGTTACGGACGGCAAAGCCAACCTCAACCTCAGCGCGGATCGCGAACATGTTGCGCTGCCACAGGTTGAGCTGCGTGCCGCCCTTGTTCACGGTTGCCTGGTTGCTGATGTCAACCTTGATACCCTCAACAGAACCCCACACGGCAGAGCGGGCGAAGTCGCCAGCGAAACCAATGGTGTCCTTCGTCGGGTCAGTCGGGTTGTTGTACACAGCCGCAGACCGCAGAACGTCACGACCGAACACAGAACCGATGGAGCCAGAGTCAGTGCGGGCATCACGCAGGAACGCGTAATTGCCAACACCATCCTTCGCCGTCATCAGAGTGCCCTCAGCCTGCGGGCTGATCAGCCAGTGCGACAGGTCGCCGCCAGCAGAACCGATGGTCGTCAGCGCAGTCACAAGGTCACCGAGAGTATCGGTGGCGTCCAGGGTGACAGCGGTAGAACCCGAAAGGACATCAAAGTTCGAACCAGGCGCAGTGCCGTGCAGAATGGTCGAGTCAAACTTGCGACCAAGAGCGGACGGAAGGCGGCGGGCCAGCTCCGCGTAGAGCGCCGGCAGATCGCGGCGGAACTCGTCAGAGAACACCTCAATGACGGCCAGCTTGTACGGGGTGATCGACTTCGAGGAAACCGTGGCGTCAGAAACGGGCTTCTCGTCCGTCTCATTCACCCAGTTAGCCGAAGCGTCCCCGGTGATCATCGGAATGGTGATGCCGGAACCAGGCAGCGCGATCTTACGCGAAGCCTGCATGATCACGGAATCCTGAACAGCATTCGCCCAAATCTCGGAGGAAATCTCCTTGGGCAGAAGAGCGGAAACACCGGAACTAGTCCGGTTAAGGTCGATGCCAGCCATATTGGCTCACTCCTTTTAAGAGGAAAGTTGATTTGTGAAGAAGTCCGCGAACTGGTCCCCAGTCGAACCCTTCACAACGTTCTGATTCACTCGACTAAGCGAAGTCGAGGAAGGGCCAGCAGGTTTCTGCTCGCCCCGGAAAGCAATAAGCGCATCAGCCGCAGCCTCAAGCTCCTCCTGCGTGCTGCCCGTAAGCAGCGCAACAGGTACGCCCTTAGCAGCGGCAACCTCAGCACGGAGAGCCTTGGATTCAAGTTCGCTGGCACGCTTCTCAGCGGCATCAAGCCTTGCCTGAACCTTCTCAGCCTCGGTCTGATTGGCTGACTCGATCTCAGCGAGCTTCGCGGCCCGCGTTTTCAGATCGTCATAGTCAGCGAACTTCTTGCGCTCCCGATCAAGACGCGCCTGAATGATCCGGTCAAGTTCCTCCTGCGAGGCAGGGGCTGTGAACGTTTCCTCAGTAGCGGTATCGGTTTGTTCTCCCGCAACAGCGGTTGTGTCGTCAGACATTGGTTTAACCCATCCATTTAGAGCCTGTCGGCTGCTTGTGTTAGACCGCACTTACGGTGCGCGTAAACCGCTTCACGGGAGAACCGTGGAAGATTATTCAGCGTCTCTAGCCTTGCGGTAGAGGTCATACAAGGCATCCGGGTCATACCCGAACTCAACACGCGCCCGCGTCTCATCCCATACCGGCATCGGATTACACCGGCACTTGCCATGAAACTTCTTAGTGTCACCAACAGTCGATTTGGAGTACACGAAGCCGCGGGAAGCGAGCATGAGACAGAACTTGCAGGCACCCGGCTCAGGGACGCGAGCATAAGCAGCGTTATCCTTCCGGGCGGACTCCATGATGGTGTCCCGCCCAGGCTGCAACGCATACTCGTTCGCCATCAACCCAAGGAAGCCCGATAGTGCGGGAAGATCCCCGGCCCACAAAGGCCCACTAGCCCTTGTAGCGAACCCAAGGCGCCCGTTGACCTGTTCAACAGGCACGGACGGGGCTAAGGGTGCGCGGAAACGCCCCCTAACACCCTCGTCGGCCCGCAATTCCTCATACCAGTCAGCAGCGACAGTCGCCGCGATGTCCCCATACTGAGTAACTAACTCCGGGATGAACTCAAACAATGCAGACTGAACAGCGGAAGGTCGCGAAAGGTCCAGCGAGCCAAGGAACGCCAGAAGGTTACGCTCAACAAGGTCCGCTATGCCGTTATTCGCCTGCTCGAACGTCCTCAGCAGTTGCAGCGACATCAACAACCTCCTGCGGAGTCTTCTGCGCAGCCTGGACAAGCTGGGTTAGCCTGTCCCCAGCCTGCGAACGTCTCCGATGGGCCACGACCCGGTCAATAGTGACCTGATCGAACCCCATAAGCTCCAACGTCACATCAGAATCAGCGGGAAGCACACCAGCAGCAACCAGCTTTGACGTAGCATCAGCCTGAGACGACATCGTTGGGGTAGCCGGGTTCCGCCACTTAGCAGACAGCAGCTCCAAACCCTCAGAAGATCCCTCGCTGATCTCCACAGCCATGCGGATAGCGTCAATCCACGCAGCACCGAAGGGTTCATGCGCTGACTCGGCGTCAGCATTCAAATCCATGTACGCCGTATGCATCGCAGCATCAGACGCAGGATTATCGTGAATGATCCCCAAAGCGTTCACAGGGATAGCAGTCTCACCAGAGAACTTCGCGGCAATCGTCCGTAGCTGCTCCACATGAGGCTGCATCGACGCCTGCGCGAACTGCCCAACCGTGGGCACCTCATCATTCTCGTCACGAGAGATAGCCAACAACCTGCCAACAACAGCGTCCCAACCAGTGCGCTGCTCACCGTTAGCGCCAGTGAACATGCCCTCATCAGCACCCAAAAGGTAACGCTGCGGGGCGCTATAGAACTCCGCGTTGACTTCCATGCGCAAAGCCGTGCGAATGGCTTCGTCCGTGATCTTCATTACTCCCTGAGTGATCCTGGAACGCCCAAACGGGTACTCCGGGCTCGAATCATAAGCAAGCATCACAACGGGGCACCGGCCCAGAGGGTTAGCAACCGTTTCCAGCACCCAACGCCCACGCAAGAACTGAGCAGTCACAACCTTGTCATCCAAAAACAGGATGAACTCAGTAGGATAGCCACCCTCCTCCGAAACAACGGAAACGGCAGCAAACACGCGACGCCGAATAGGATCCCAAAGCGCAGTGCTAGACGTAGGAGACAAGGCCCGGATAACAGCAGCCGGCTCACCCACCCCACCAGCCATGACAGCCACGAAAGACACGCCATAAGTCAGCGCAGACATGTGAGCGTGATGAGCCTCAATGCCCAACCGGTTATCAGCCCAAATCCGGTCAATACCGAACTCAGTAAGATCTCCACCAGGGAACGCGAACCCGCCAAGCTTAATCCTGGACGCCAGCGACTTAACAGCCTTATACGGCCAACCAATCACAGTCTCAAACGACTGCAAAGACGGCGGAATGGCGATACCAAGATGCTGCACACGCTGCTTCGACTCAAAATAGCTACGCCGCGTCAGATTTATCCCCGCAACAGAACGCAACTGCCCCAAGCAGTCATTCAAAACCGCATTGTCACCAACGGAGAGGCCCGGAACAACAAGACTGTCAATCACGGACAACCCACTTTCTACATAACAACAACGCGACCAGCCTTGCCCGCATCACGGGAAGGCTTAGAAAACTTCACGGCACCAAACAAGGCGCA